TCTTACCACATTTTTTTGACTAAAAAATAACCTAACTCATCTGCTTTCTTGCGTAGCTTTTCAATCTTTTCATCGTGTCGCATCTTGGCGCATTCATAGCGTTCTTGTTCGCTTTGTGTTATTCGGAATAGACTGTATTTATCGCCTTTCATTTCTTTAATCAAACCAGCATCCAGCAACTCGGAAATTCTGCCGCTAAACTGGTTTAGTGATTTGTCCAAAATTACCGAAATTTCTGGTAATGTCATAACGTGCTTATCTTGGATAAGGTTGTAGATGGTTGCAGCATCTCCTTGAAATGTGCCGTCTGTGATGCCTTGAATAAAGGCTTCTGTTTTTGCTCTTGTCATTGTTTTTTGTTTTTATTGGTTAATTAATTCTGTTACAAAATCTTCGCCCTCTCCATATATCCATTCTTCGCCTAATACATAGGTATACATATTTACGACCATCTCAGCATTATCATATACTCGGCATTCCCCAAAATTATCTTTCTCATAGTTTTGGCAAACTTGTATGGCTTCAAGCACATACACTCCGTGTTTCTCTAACCATTGTTCCGCATCGTAATACCCAACAATATAGTAATCTTCGTTAAATAAATGATAGTGCCAATCATCTTGGTTATCCATTGTTAGGATGCCATCATTTACATAGTCATTTGCTCTTTGCTCAAATTCGTTTTTAATACTTGTTTTCATTGTTTTTGTTTTTTAAAGTTTGATAATGTTGTTGATTGGTTTAATTGTATTCATATACTCACGAGCTAATGTGATGCACTCGTTACGTTGCTGGATGCGTAACTTATCAAATGAATGAGGTATCATATGCAGCCTCTCGGCAACTGGTATCTCGTTAAAGTCTGCAAACCATTCCAAATGCACGTTAGACGATTGTAAGCAGTATTCCTCTAACCCTTTACGAGTAAAGATATGGTTTTGCACTAACTCCACGACATCAGCTATAAACTCATCGCGCACATCTCCGTTCATATCTGTGATATTATACTTCCAGTCAAGTCTGCGTATCTCATCGTCTATTAGCTTTGCAGGTGTGTCAACCAGAACGTGGCAAAGTAAGCTATCCTTTATGCTCCATAAGTCCATATAAGAGTCTAATTGGCGCAAATAAACCTCGTTAGGTGTATCAAGTAAGTGCTTGTTGAATGACTCAAACGACCACGATGTCTTAATGTCAATGATTACGTTATCGTCTTGGATGTCACGCTTTCCAGTTACCCAGCTATTCGCTCTGCGCTCATCGTCTTTTGTGAATGGTCTGCCTAAAACCTCGCTTACCAAGTCTCGTGCATCTTTTTCCTTTTCAATGCCCTTGTCGAAATACTTGGTTTCAAGTTTTGATTTACGACCAGTACGAGCTTCAAACACTAAATCGGTACAAATACGTTTGGCGGTGTCCGTTAGCTTATACGTTTGGCTTTCGTTGTGCTTATGCTCAAGTGAATGCCAAGTTTTAATTTGATTGTCGGTTAATGGTCTGCCCTCTCCAGCTTGACGTTTGCGGTAGTCTGCTAATGTCTCAGCTTGGTTAGGTGTTAATGGCTTCGGCACAGAAATAATGTTGCCGACCATATGACTGCGAAAAATGTAGTTATCGAAATTCATTGTTTTGTTTTTTGTTTACGCTAAGTTAATAATATTTTTTAAATTTAAGACAATCCACACTCATTTAATTTTTCAGTATACAATAGCTTGTACCTTACCTGCTCATTCTCGGACATTTGACGCCATATTTCGTTTAAGCCAGTAATACTGTTCTCTGCTTCTAATTCTGCTTTCCAGTCTCTTGATTTTAAAGTTTCATCAATCGAATAGTTAAGCGTATCCTTTCGGTTTAAATTAGCACCAAACAAATTGCCGAAATGATCACACGCATCCTTTATAGCTATTGTCTTTGCCATTGGGTAAGCCATTGATAGTGCGCCATTGTTTATATTCTCTAATTGCGCTGGAGTAGTTCCTCTTGATGTTTGTAATTGACTCGCACCTATTCCATCGTGGAACTCCATTTCGTTTGTGACCGGGTTTAAATAGTGTACTCGCACTACTACATAAACTCCGTTGAAACTTACACCCTCTCGAAGTATTTCAATGCGATACTTCTTAAATATCTTTTGAAGAAGAAATTCAATTTTATCTATTGGTAAATATCTATATCCCTTTATGTAAGGATGCAATTTTACCCATTCTTCTTTTGGTTGTGAGTTTAATAAAGTTTGGAGTGCATCATTTTTATGCGCTTGTTCTTTGTCTAAATAAAGGTCTTGAATTTTTGGTAATTTGCTCATTGTCTTATTTTTTAGTGTAGTTCTTTTTTAATTCTTCTCTAATGTATTTGATCCAGTCGTTAAAGCTTAACTGAATATCGGGCTTTACTGTGCTTCTTATTCTCATTCCTCAATTTGATATTGTAAGTAATTAGCAATCTCGCCAGTTCTAACTAAGTAGTCGAATATCTGCTCATAATCCAACTCAATTTCCTCGTAGCCTACCCACGCTTGTTTCGTGGCTAAATAGTCCATATCTACTAACGCCTCGTATTGCGAATTGGTGGTGTAAAAATACTCAACAACTGCATCACGTTCTACAACGTAATCAAACCATACATCTAAATCGTTAAAACATAACGAAATCTCTATCTCCTCATCTGTTAAACTTTCGCACTCGAAATAGGTGTTAGTGTAAATGCCATCTAACTCGTTACGATCGTTAAGGCTTTTAGGTAGCTTTAATTCAGTTAGTCGCTGAACAACTTGTAACGATTGGTTTACTTTGTTATTCTGCTGGTTTTGAAATTCGATAGTTACTTCTATTCCGAGAAGCTTGGCGTAGTCCAAGAACTTGCCAAATGTAATGTCGTTCTTGCCACTTTCCCAGTTGAATAATGTAGCTTCAGTTACACCGAGTTTAGGTGCTATTGCTGCTCTGCTAATCTTTTGTCTTTTGCGTTCTGCTTTTAATTGGTCTATCATTGTATTTTCTTTTGGTGTAAAAAAATTTGTTTCAAAATGCTCGTTGATTGCATTTAGTTGGTTAAAAAAATTGTTTAGTGATTCCATTGTGTTTGTTTTATAGTTCTAATTTTTTAAGAAAATGCCTAACCCCTACGTTATTTGTTAGCCCAGTTTTTTTAACTAATGAGTCAAACTCTCTATTCAAGTATTTATTTTTTTTGTCAATGTATTTTTTAGATACTGCAATCAATTTCCTACAATATTCATATTTACCCTTTTTGTGAGATATAGTTCCCAACATTTTATTTAACTCAAATTCATCTATATTGTAAACGTAATTCCCATCGGAATCCACATATGCGTATGCGTCTGGCTTATCAAAAATAATTGTTGCGGTTTTACCTTTTTGTGTTTTTGTAATCTTTCTCATTGTGTTTTGTTTAAGTTCCGTCATATTGACAACACAAATATAAAACTATTTTTTTAATTTTATACTATTCAAGTAAAAAAAAATAAAAATAATTAAAAAAAAGTGCGCACCATTTACGATGCGCACCAAAACAAAAACAATGAATGCCCAGAGTAGGGCGTCATAGAGTCGTAAAGATAAGCCGTTTATACTTTTGTTTTTTATTTTTTTATAAACATTAAATAGGTAGCCAAGATAGCCAAGATACTTTGGCTTTGAGTGCTTGTAGCAACTTTGTGATCACCACACCACCACCAACAAAGCCTCCAGCAGTTAGTATAGCAGTCATTCTGGTCATTCCTTGCATCAAGTTTAAAAACCAGTCCGTTTTTACATCTGTTTTATTGTTTGATTTGTTCTGTTTGGTTTCCTGGACTTTGACTTTGCGTTTAGTCTTCTCAACTTGTTTAGCGACTTTTACGGCTTCTTTTGCGCTATAAATGTAAATGGTGTCACTTGTTATATTTTGTGCGCTTAAACACGCCGATAATGCCCTCTCGCAGTCGTGTAGATTGCCTCTTAACTTCTTCTTGTTGATTTGCGCTTGACTTACTCCAAACAATAGAATGATCAGTATTAATTTTTTCATAGTTGAATACTTGTAAATGTTTTAAAATTATCCGCTATCTCCTCAATACAGAAACCTCTGCGCCCATCAGCAAAGTTCGTTTGCACCCAGTCACTCGCTGGACTCAATGCCCAATACACATTGTACTCGAATTTAGCGTGGCTGGTATCACGAATTAACTGGTGTTTATCGCCAAACTCGCAGACAATACGATACTTATGTAAGTCGTGCTTATCTATGTATCTATTTATGTGGGTTTTGGCTTTGTCGTCTGGCTTGGTGTTAAAGCCGTACTTCAAATGCTTTTCATCCTTTCCGTGACTGCAAATGAAACACCATTTACCTACAAAATAATGGCTGATAAAATCGTTAAATATCTCGTACTTAACTCCAGGCAGTAAGTAGCTTAAAACCTCTTTAACGTGTATATTAACTATCTTGCTAAATGATCCGGAATGGTTATCATTAGTCACGTTGTAGAATTCTAACGGAACTCCAAATTTTGCCAATCGCTTGGCTAACTCAATTTTAAACTGCGCACCTACTTTAAACGCTTCCTCGTTACTCATATTTTGGTCTAATATATGACCGCCCCTCGTCGTCTTTGCATCCCATCCATCCATAAAGTCGCCATAGTCGGCAATTATTATTTTAGATTGTCCGTTAAACTGTTCGCCTACATAGTAAACTATTTTTTGTAGTGCATCCATTAACTGAAACTCATTCCATTGGCGCAGTCCGTACAAGTTTTCGGTGATGTTTAAACCCACGTGAGCATCTGTGTAAGTTACCTTTAACACTTTATTGCTCGTATGAGTAATTTTAGGCACGTTTAACGGCTTTAAATCACACTCCTTTAGTGTTTGCTCTATCAAGTCTTTATTTAGCTTAAAAAAGGCTTTATTTTGGCTTTCTTTAGTGTATATCTGCCATTGCTGACCAGTAGTGACATTCGTGCTTAATCTGGATAACTCCAAGCCATCTGGGACATCTAACAAATTTTCTTGTTGTAGCTTCTCAACTCTGCTTATTACATTGCCTTGCTTGTCGTATTTGCGCTGCGTTTCTACAAACTTTCGAGATTTATAATAATAAGTGTTAAGGCTCTTGTGATGCAGTCCAGTAAGTTCAGCTACTCGTT